TGCGCAGAACCTGTTCAGCTCGCCAACAACATTTTCGTTGTTGAGCGCCTTGCCGTTTGCAACGAGGTAGTCGATGACAAACGCGACAACGGTCTGGCCGAGGGCGTTAAACACTTCCGAGATAGTGTTGTCTTGCGAGACCTGATCTGCCATTCGAAGTGACAATTCAGTCACTCGGCGAGCTGCAATGTTTGAGTCAGTCATTGTATTACGTTTTGCCTTTCTTGTCAATGTTCGGTGCAGGCACGTAGACAGTATTCTTCGTCTCAAAGATTCCAGTCGTTTCGTCATAAGACTTAACAGCCGATGTGGTTGTAAACTTGCCATTTGACGCGTGACCGGGGTGGTCAACGGGTACGACGAACACTGAATGTCCGATTGGATCGGTGAATCCGAAGAAGTACATGCTGGCGTACTTCACGATAGGTTTAGTCATGCGACCTTTCAGAAGTTACCACACACAGAGTCTAACAAGTCTTCCATCGTCCCGTTGTTGTAAATGATAACGTCACCGGCGTGAACATCAATGCCACGTTCGCTAGCATGTGCGCTGACGGTCGGAATGTTGTCTCGAACGATGTGCCAGACGCGGCCACCCATAGAGCGGATCATTTCGGCTTCGTTTTCAAACCGCACATCAGTCACAACTGCGTGGTCAAAGCTGTCAGTGATTTGTTCGATTTTCCGAGCCGCAAGAGTTCGCCATAGATCGTTGTTTACGATGTTGCGACCCCACTCGGTTCCGAGTGTTTGCATCAGTTGGCGTGGAGATTTGCCGATCCATGGAACGACAACTTCTTTCAGACTCCCATTGAAGTGAGCCTCATTGAAGCCAAAAATGGCGCGCATTGCGTCTCGAATAGGGTCGGCGAATGCAACTGTTTTTGCGTTGAATGCCGCCTCAAGCATGCCAGCAGCAGTGTCTTTGCCGCTTCGCGCTTTACCTGACAGCCCAATTATTTTTGGCTTTGGCAGTGCAAAAAATGCGCTCTTATCGACTTCTCCAAAGCCGAGTTGAGCCTGGATTGACTGGGGTTTAGCCACCATTACTCTCCTTTCGCTGTTAACTTACTATGTAACCATGTTGCAAGCATTGAGCCAAGTCCAGCTCCTAGGCCAATAGCCAGGGCAATAATGCCCCAGCCATTCTTTGCCACTGTTGCAACTACATAAACTTCGCACAACGCCATCGCCATGCTTGTCGGAAGAATCCACCAGTATTTCTTGTGGACTACATTCAATTGCTGCCACGACTTTAACGCAACGAAAATGAATGAAGAGGTGAAAGCAAGTGCGTAGTTTATCATAGTTTCCTTAGCCGGTTACGCCTTTTCAAGCACGATGTCTTGGACCCGTGCCCGGATGACCTCAAATGTTTCGTCAATCAACAGCACGCCGTCTTCAAACACAGTTCGAAGCTCACCAGAAGCCTCCTGAGCCTCGGTTTGGCGGTCAAACATCACGTACTCACCGTCGATCAGCTCGACGCGCATGAGGCCGCGTGCAGACTTCTTCGTCCCGTCGTCAGTCGCCGGGTTTTTGAATAGTGCCTTCAGCTCGCCGTCAACAACAGCAGCAGTGGCTTTAACTGCCATGCCAAGCGTGTCGCGGCTGACCATCTGGTATGTGTAAGAGCCTACGCCAAACACGACGTTGCTACTTGCAAACCCTCGCTGCTGCAATCGGCGGAATATATCGTCAGCCCGCTCCAGCGTGATGCTGTCGCCGTAGATCAAACCGATGCACGGGTCGAGTTCACGGTAGCCAAACTTGTTAGTCGTGCCACCAAATGTCTCCCACAGAATCTCAATACTACCCTTGATTTCATCTTCAGTCAACTGCTTTCCAGTGCTCTTGCAAGTGAACACGCTTACACACTCAGTCCAGCCGTCTCGCTGAATGTTTTTCACTTCAGAGTAAAACTCGTCGGGTCGATATCCAGCAATGACTCGTGCAGGCTCGCCGCTGTCAGGGCGCACAACAACCTTTGCAAGTCCAAGCTCGTTCGGCTTACGTGCCTTGATATCGTCCTTCATCAGTGGTAGGTACTTGGTGAGAACACGCCAATAATCGTAGGTATCCGACACAACTGATACAATACCTGTCGGGTAGGCCTCGGTTATCCAGCTCTTGATAGTACCGAACTCTCCGAGAACTCTGCTTCCGAGCGACGTTACGCTGTGCTCACTGGCAGGAACCGATGCAGCAATGAAATACTTGCTGGCATCCACGTTGTAATAGTCTTCAACAAGGTCGATTGCCGCGATAGTATCTGTGCCATTGAACGACATCAAATGTCCAAGACCCGTTAGAGCCCCACCATTGCGACCGATGACACCACGCGCAGAGAAGTCATGACACTGGAACATGACATGATTGCGGTTGCCTACTGTTTGGTCTGCAAAACTGTTGCACAGAGTCAGAAACTGGTACGCAGTGGTCGCAGCAGTGGTAGTAGCCCACAGCTCCGTCGAAAGGGCAGTTTCGATGTACGTGACAAGCCATGCAAAATCGTCGTCAGTGTTGACAACGGTCAGTAGAGGAACCTTGAAAGGAACCTTCGAGCCTTCAGGCAGAGCCTTGATCTTCAGTGGCAGGTAGCCAAGGTCATGCAGAGCTTCAAAGTGGGCCATGCTCACTGAGCCAACGCCAAGAGACGTTTCAACGCGTCGCTTGAATTTGGCAATCACCTGCGCTTTTGGCTTCTTGAAGAACTCCCTATTCCACTCTTCAATCAAGAAGTCTTTGATGAAGTGCTGAAGGCCAGCAAACACTACTCGCTTTCTGTCATCTGCCCACTTTGCATACTTGCCAGAACGCGCCGTGAAGTTGGCGTAAATCTTGGTCACGCCATCAACCATGAACTTTTTGTGCGACAGCTTGTAGAAGTCGGCTTGGGTCAGTGGAAAGCTCTTCAAATCAAATCTCCTTTACATGCGGCTTTGCCGCGTTGTTCATCAAGTTTGAGACGTAGATTGTCTCGTAGAACGGTGTCAGAATTTCAACACCCTTCGTGAAAAACCCATGTGTCACGTACAAGTTGAGAGAGGCCGGTTCGTACTTTTTAAGCACCTTGCCAAGCTCAACGAATGTTGCGCCGCCGTCGCATAAGTCATCAACAACACACACTGACTTGCCGGTAATGGACTCTCCACCGCTGACGCGGGTTTCAATTATCCTTCCAATAGCGTCACGCTTCTTGTCAGCAACAAGAACTTCCGCACCCTCAAAGGTGGAAGTCAGCTTGAAAATCTTCTTGCTGGCGCCTGCGTCAGGGGCCACAAAGACATCAAAGCTCGGCAGCATAAATGCACAATCTTCTTGTTCAGTCACCCGCAGGTTGTTGACGACAGCTTCAAGCACATAGCTGTGAGCGTCCATTGTGTAGACGGTGGAGAAATTCAGACTGTTGATGTAGGCGGCAACCATTTTAAGGGCGTGACCCTCTCCGGAATTGCAGCGGCGGTCTTGGCGTGAATAGGGGAAGTATGGAATGTTCAGTGAGATACGTTCAACACCCGCGTGCCGCAGCGCATCGACTAACTGCCCAAGCGCAATCAGGTCGTCATTGCCCTCCCACATCAGCGTCACTGCCACTTCCACTTCACCATTAGCGAACCCGCTTTCAATCTTTACGCCGACTTCGCCACACGGGAACTTCCACACCTTCAGAGGGATGTCCCATCCCGCCATACTCGTAGCTTTTAGCATCGCTCACACCTCATAGAAGCTGACATCTTCACTGTAGAAGCCGTTGCTATCGCCGTTCCAGCGGATATCAACGTAGCCGTGGCGAGTAGCTAGCTTGTAGAAGGTCCAAGTACCGATGCGGTATGTTGGGTCTTCTTGGGATTCCTTTGAGGCCACAAGGATCGGGGAATCAATCAGGTCGTCCAAGTAGCCGACAATCGACTCAATATAGACATCCTCGCAGCATTCTTGGTCGTGGTACATTTCATACGTCTTGCCGTCTTCAGTGTAGAAGATGATCTTGTTGGCGTCTTGCACTTTAATTTCCTTGATAACCTTGCCACGCAGAACGCTGAAGTCACGGCTCTTGCCCAAAAATCCCATTTGCAATCTCCTTTTCAAACATTGTGAACTGAATCCGCTGCACCCGTATGTGCTCTGATGTTACATCAGTATAGCCTCTTTCTCTCAGCCATGCAAGTAATTTCAGTGCTTTGATGCGACGAACCTGCACGTCGCCGCTGCCGCTACTTAGAACTCCCTTTGGGAAGTCTTTTGGAAAGCGAATCCAAGTAGAGAAAGCTATGTTAACGTCTTTCTCTCCTGAAAGCAACGCCGTCAGACAGGCAGTGACAAGTTTTTCGTAATCTCTTGTGCCTGCCTTGGATAGTCGTCTGCTCAAGCCCGCTTCATCGGCTTCGTCACAAAGAAGCCATGATAGATCGGGTAGTTTCGCATGAACTTGCGGGCATACAGCGCGATGAAGTCGTTGCTGATCTTGAAGTCTCCGCCAGTCGTCTTGATTGCAGTCTCCCAGCGAAGCCGGTTCGCAACAAGCCATGCGCTGCTCTTCTTCTTGCCAGTTGCAATCAGCTCGAAGCTGAACTGCTTGAACAGGTCGTAGACTTGCGGATTTTCAGCATCAAAGGCTTCAAAACGGGCAGTTAGTTCGGTATGAACTGTATTCACTCTTTCTCCTTTCTCGTCATTGAGATTTGCGCGTCTGGTAGGACTCGAACCCACAACCCGGAGCCCGGAGCCTAGAACACTCTTGCTCTATCCATTGAACTACAGACGCGCAGTTTTAGTGGCAGCTAGCCCAGTCGGTGCCTAGCATGTATCCAGCCGACAATTCTACGTTAAGTTTGTAGTGTTGTCCAGCCTCTCTTACAGCGATTGTTGCAAGCTCGCCAGCACGACAGTAGCCACGGAACCAGCCCTTGTCATTGTGAACAGGGTCGCTCCACACCTTTCCGTCGTCGCTCTTGAACGCCTTGCACTCAGCTTCGCTACTGAACTTCTTCCACGTCACCATGCTACGGCGAACCTCTAGTTGCGCCTCATCATGGTAGGCGATCAGTTGTTGGCAGAAGTCCTTATTCTTCCAGTCATCGCGGAAAAAGTCAACCCACAAACCCTCGTCTTTCAACATTTTTTCGTGGATAACCATCGCCCGCTTAGCACAGATGACGCCAGCAGACTGGAATGCCGTGTTGATGACGTTCCCTTTTGCGCGGATCGGCAACTTTCGGTTGTCGATGCCCATGAGGAACTTCTTCTGGCCCGGACCTTCCCAGTATTTCTGCATCTTTTCCTTGAGTTCTTTCAGCGGGCTAGCCTGCTCCCAGAACGCATCGAAGATGATCTGACCTGTATCCAGATCGCAGCCCACCGTCTTAGCCACACGCGTTGGTTGAGCATTGTAGCTGCACCCATACTTGACGTTCTTCGCAGTTGACCGAGGAAACTCACGTCCGAGTATTCCCGTGATCTTACGCGCAAGAACGCTATGGCAGTCATTCGGTTTTTCAGCCGTCAGACTCACCCCATACTCCGGACCTCCCGCATAGCGGTAGACGTAGTGGGCTTCGATCTTCGCTTCCACAATTTGTTCAGTGGCTTCGCAACAACCACCCGAGGATTTAACCTCCGCACGCAGTCTCCTGCGTGTTCAGACTATATCATGGACTTTCGTCCCCTGCCACTTCGGAAGCCATAGGCTTGCTTCCTACTCTACTCCCTTCCGCATTGCTGCGTGGTTTCGATAGTCGTTGAACGTTACGTGAGCTACCAACTATAGTCTTTAGAAATCGACTTCCAGTTATCTCTGTTCCAGATTCTAAACAGCTTCTGGTACAAGAGCGTCGTGGACTTCGCCAAGTCCAGCGGCTTCACACCGCTTTGGAACAGGCTGCAAATCTCATGCACTTCTTCGTTGGTGAAAGTGCTTCTAGAGTGTGTATCTCCTTGCCACCAAGCAACAGACACTCCGGTTTGGAACGCATGCCGCTTGTTATCGCCTTGAGTCATCCACTCTAGGTTACTACGATGGTTGTTCTGTTTGTTGCCGTCTTTATGATTGACAGTTCCTAGGTTGTCAGGATTAGGGACAAAGTGCTCGGCTACAAGCCTATGCACACTGATTGTCCGTTCTTCGCAGTCTTCGCACAGCTTCACTGACAAGTACTCGTCAGATTGTGTGGACAAGAAGGGCTTCAATAACCTCCCTGTGTGCCTGCTCCAAACCCTGCCATCCTCGTAAACATCATAAGACGGCGACCAACGCACAGTCTTTCTTTCCATACCTACCTCCTTTCAAATAAGAGGTAGCTCACGTCTTCGCTGCTGATTGCCCTCGCCATTGTACGTTAGGGTGTCCCAGCAATTCAACAGGTTTTACATTCGCCAGTCATTAACGAATCAAAGTCGTAACCCAGTTGCAGAAATCCGTCATCCTTGTCAACTCCAAAGAGAGCCCGCATGTTCCTGCCATACAAACTGGTCACACGCGGAACATTAGCCACGAGACGGTGCTTAAAACGGCTTGTGCCAGCTCCGCAGGAGTCCGCAGGGGTCTGGATACGGCCGTCTTCCGCAATGCGCCCAGCGGCCATAAAACCCTTACCAGCGAACTCGTCATCATCGTCTAGGTCGTCAGGATCAAACCCTCCGCCCAGGATGCTGTTACGCCTGTGAGCATACGTCAGGTACTCTGACACAAGCTTCGCATGCGGGAACTGGTCTGCAAGCTCAAGAAGCGCAGGGTCGATTTCTTTTTCCATACCCACGGTAATGGTGGGATTGGTGTAGACCTTCAGCGGCCTCTTCAGGTCGTGCTTAAGCAACTTGTCTCTGAGTCTCGAAGCAGACACGTCAAGTTCGTTGCAACGGTCACGCTTGAATGGACTAGACAGCGTTTGCTCTACGTAGCGTTCAACAGTGTCGGCAAACTTATCTGGTGTGAGCTTTTTCTTCTTGCTGTCACAGGTTATATCACGCTCCTTGTATTGCGTAGGACGCCACCCGAGTTCAACAAGCCACCCCTTGATGTGGGTAGTGTCCTTGACAGTTGCTGGCTCGTGCGTCACAACAGCCTCGTCGGCTGGCATTGGCATCTTACCCTGCTTGTCGTAGACCTTGTACCACCAGTGCCCTGATTCCTCCCAAATCGAGCCCCCGTGGCGCTCCACCCACTTCAAAACAACGGCAGAAGGCTCGCCATTCTTCTTGAACTGAATCTTCGGAGGAATGTACCCTTTCAGCTTCGTCAACCCCATCGGCTTCGGCGGCAGTAGCGGCTCGACCAACAGCCTAATCTCTTCCATCTTGGCGTCAAGTTCTCGGACATTTGCCTCTGCGAGTTCAGCGTTGAACCAGAACCCTCTGTGCGACTGTCGGGTGATAATGTCCCGTGTCATCTGCTCAAGCACAAACGGGCCTTGCCAGTTCCAACTGCCCATTTCATCCACAAGGTTGAAATAGAGTTTAGCGTTAACTGCAACGTCACGCTCGTTGTACACAAGCATTTCTGGGTGATACTGGGCAAACTCTGCACCCTTTGGCGAGTTGTACTGGATAAGCCCAAGCTCAATTGCTTTTGCACGCCAGTCGATCTTGTCGAGTCCTAGGCGCTTACCCCACTCGTCAAGAGAGTGTCCGCCGTATCGGTCTGGGTTCAACACTTTGGACAAAACCAGTGTGTCGATAATTTCAACAGGTCTGCCGTCGATGTAGCACTGCTCGCCGATTTCATAGTCTATTCCGAGCCAGAGCTTTAGCACCAGCAAGTCATAGTCTATGATGTTGTGGCCGATGATGGTCGTCATCTTTGCCAGCAGGCGGGGAAATTCAGTCCGAACCTCGTCACCTACAAACCTGTACACAGCTCCAGTGTCGATGTCTTGAACAACCAAGCACCAAACCATGAACGTAGGCTTGAGCTTGAATGGGCTAGCCAAGTAGTCGATTGTAGTGTGGTCAAGAAGTGCGTTGGCTTCGATGTCAAATACGCCTCTCATCCTTCTCCTTTTCTTGAACGTAGAAAGTACACCGTACAATCGGTGCATCCGTGTCGTGCGTTGCAAGCACAGGGCTAGTGGTCTTGGTCCGCTCGTTCCACAGCTTTTGTGCCAAGCTGAGCACAACGCCCTTGATGCAGTTATGGCGCTTCCTCACGCCACCGCCAAGACGTGCCCGCGTGGCACCTTGAAGCCTGCCGCTTTGGCGTGCCCGCCGCCGCCGTACTGCTTGGCCACATCCGACACGTCCACGCCGTCGTCGGTGGCGCGCAGGCCGAACACGCGCCCCTCGGCCGTGTCCCAATAGCAGGCCGCAAACGGTTCACCTTGCGCCATCAAGTGCGCGGCATCGCTCACCAGCGTGTAAGGCAGGCTCGCCACCGGCACGTCATAGGCTCCGATCACCATGCGGCGCCGGCACACCTTCACCAGCTCGGCCACATCCTTGTGGTGCTTGCGTTCAATGGCAGCGCCTGCGGCGGTCATCTTCAGCAGTTCCACCTGATCGGCGCTCATCAGCTTGTCCCACAACTCAAAGCTATATTCGTAACTGAAGACCAGCGCCTGAATCTCGCGCGTGCCGGCCAACTTGAAGCGCCACAGGTCGCGGTCTTCAACGTGGCCCAGCAGCAACGGCCGGTCTTCGCCGGGAAACAGGAAGTCCCATGCCAGCGTTGCCCCGCTGCGGTCAAGGTCTGTGTACTGGCGCAGCCCTTCAAGCCCGGCCAAGTCTTCAATGGCCGTCTTGTGGTGGTCAATCAGCGTCACCCGCGCAGCCTTGTTCAGCATGTCGGCTACCACGGCGCGCCTGTAGCTGAAGTCCACCAAGTACACGTCGCGCCCGGTCACGTCGGGCGGCGGGGTCTGGTACACGCCGGCCACATAGTCAGCGGTGTCGCGGTGGTAGCGCCAGAAGCACCAGGCGGCGCTAAAGCCGTCCGCACAGTTGCCGTGGTAAATCACCAGTGGTTTCGCTTCGGTATCAGGCATCTCTGCTCTCCATCAAACGCCCCTGCTGCGGCAGCGGCACGCCTGAGGCGTCAACGGCAACTGGCAGCGGGGCGACAGGTTGAGGCGCCGCAGCATAGGACTCGCCACCACCGCAAGCGGTCAGCGAAACAGCCAGCAGAGCGGCAACGGCGAAAGTCGAAAACTTCTTCAAATCAATTCTCCTTCAGTTTGACGGTTTGGTTTGCGACACCAGCGTTGAAACGCTCAACGTAGGTATCAGAGTACAGGGCGAGAGCTGCATCGTAGTTCTCCCATGCAAATTCCCTCCACCAGCCTGACGTAATGGACGTACAGACCTTCATCAAGGCAAGCGTAAACGCCTCTTTCGGGGTTTTCTTTCCGGGGTATGGCACGAGGCTTCTTTCTAGTGCAAGCACCATCGCTTCCTCTACGATAGAGTATAGCTGAATCTGCCTGTCACATGCAAGGAACATTTCCCTACTGCACATCACCTCTTCGTCTTCCGGTTTGAAATACAGGTAGGCCGGTTTGTCAAGGTGTGCAACAGCGATATGCATAGTGTCGTGGTCGTACTTTTGGACAACTCCGGTCATTGTAGCATCGAAGAACACCCCCTTGTTGACTTTTAAGTTTGGATGCTTGTACGTGTACGTGTCTCGCATCCGCTCTTGGTAGAAGTCATTCCAACTCGGCGGGATTTCACAACCCTTGCTACGAAGCAATTGAATGTCTCGCATTGTTTTTAGAAAGTGCGGAGAGTCTCTCAGGTATCTGTGCGACATCTTGAGCATGTACAGCAATTCTGTCGTCGGAAGGTGACACGCGTTCCCGTGGATGTCAACGATGTTTCGCCATGCGCTCCCGCCTTGCTCTTGCACGAATTTGATGAGCTTCCAAGCCCTTGACCCCTCCCATGCAAGCTCGATTTCACACACGTCTCCGCGAGCGTTGCGCATGTACATTGACGCGCCGCTGTTGATTGGATAGTATGAAACTGCTCCGAACTTATGCTTGAAGTTCATAACCTCCTCGTATGTTCCAACAAGGTCTAAGTCTTTCGGCGTTACATCAAATCCGTGATGCTTCAGTGCAGTTGATCCGATAACAATCATACCATCCTTTCGTGAGTTACAGAACAGCCCGGGCTTCTGGGCTATCTGTCGCCCTGTTCAGCAGTTGCTTGAGTACCAGGCCCGACACTGAGCTTCCATTTCCTGAAGAGTGTCAAGAAGCCTTACCATAGTCCTTGACATATATGCATCGACGGCCGCGCCCTCGTCTCTCGGGTCTTCTAGGCGATACGATAGCGGGCGTTCGTCGTAGTCCTCACCACTGTACGGAAGTTGGTACGACACACCAGAAGCGTCAGAGACGACAGCGACATCTTTGAGAAGGCTGTTGATGTGGTCAGCAAGAGCCTCTGCTTCTGCTTCAGAGCCTGCTCCCAACATCATCAGTTCGTTGAACTGCTTCGTAGCCTCTTCGATGCCGTCGGATATAAACTTGACGGCATCTTTTCGCATTGCTGAGCGTTGAGCCTGAATCTGATCGATGTCAACGCCGCCTAGAATGATCTTGCTCATGTGTACCTCTCAGCAGTGGGCAGACGAAGAGTCCCAGTCGTTGACGGTATCAATGTCTTCCAGCGGCCACCTGAGACTATAGAGGTCCACATCGATACCGGATGCTTGCTGGATGTCCTTGATTTCTCCGAGAAGCTTCTTGATGTTCTCGACGCGCTCAGCGACGGCTTGAACAGCCACTTGAGTGACAGCTTCTTTTGCCTTCTTGTACTCGTTGAGGTCAATACCACCAACAATGAATTCAGTCTTTGCCATTTTCAGATTTCTCCTTTTCAGTTTTGAGGGTTTGTTCTTGCTTGTATTCAAATCCAAAGATCAAGAATGGAAAGAATACAAGCACTGGAGCTGTGAATGCTATAGCCGCGTAGTACGGATTCACTTCACTCTCACCAACACGGTACTTGCTTGCGGAATCTCTTTCCTGATGAAATCCGCCGCAGTCTCATGCGTCAGTTCGCCTACTTCGTATTGCTGAATTTCGTCGCCGACGCGAACGCCAACTAGGAATTCAGGAATAGGCTCAAAAAGTTCGAGCTGTTCCATATCTGTCAGCAATACAAAGGCTCCCACTCTTGTGTATGAGGGGAGTAGTGTCCGACAATACCGTAGCCGGCAATGCTCATGTTGAAGCCGACGCGTGCCTCGTCAGCAATAGCCTCAGCTTCAGAAATCTTCTCTTGCGCTTCTGCAATTAGTTGCGCAATCTTGTTGATTGCCTCTTTTTGATGCAGACTCATCGTTCTCCTTTCAGTCGTTGATATCAACATTATAGCCCATCAGAGCCGTAGACACACGCGAATCAAGACTATCAATGTGTAAATTGACAACACGCTTGATTTCAGCTTCCTTTGCAACTTTGTAGGCTGCGAATGCGGCTTCTGGCGAGGGAAACAGCCCAAGGTACTCCACCCGTCCGTTGCAACGCAGTTGAGCAACAAATTTAGCAGCCTTCTTGTTGTAAGAGACGCCCAGCGGGTAGGCTCCTCTGCTGTTGTTGCAGCTTACAAGTAGCAGGTTTACCTGTCTAGGGACAAATACACACAACTCTGGGCAATAGACCTTATTGCCCTTCAGCAAAATGTCCTTGTCCAACTCCCCCAGTCCCGTACCCAACTTGCTTCCTGCCCCACTCAATAAACTCATGGCAAGACTTGAAAGTTGTAGTGCAGCTAGTGTATGTCGGCCTTCGTCCCTGATTAGCCCCACCCGCCTTGCAGCGTTGTCGCATATTATGGTAGTACCGTCCGCCAATAGTGAATACGGTCTTTCCGCCTAACGTATCCGTCCCCGCCCACTCTCCACTTTCAGTCTTGAAGTCTTCTATATTCATCCGACACCTTTCAATACTCAGCAGTATTCTTACTAAGCCAGTCGTCCTTGTGCATCAACTGGTGCGAGTCATTATCGTACAGAAACTCTCCGCACGGGCCAGTCCTACCGTTGTCCCGGTTCTTGGACAGGTACACACTGGTAGTGTTGCGAGCTATTTCATCTTCGGCCATCTTATCACGTTGCAGAAGAATGTTCAATGCGGCTGACTTGAAAATAGTAGAGCTGCCGATCATGGATTCCTCGTCTGGCATGCCACCCCTACTGGCACTTGTCGCCCCAGCCCCTGCTTTTCTGATGTGACTCACGTTGAAGAACGTAACACTGTGACTCTTTACCATGCCTTTCTCCCATTTCATGAATAGCGCCTGTTCTTCGATCGATAACCCGTCTAGTACGTCTGACAGAACATCAATAACGATGACTTTTACATCCATTCCAATGACGAGTTCCTCTATCAGCCGTTTTATATCGTCTACAGAGCCATCCCTGTCGTCAACGAGGTGCCAACGATGGGAACCATCTTCATTGAAGAACAACTCACGCTCTTTGTCTTTTACCCACTGCGAGTCCAGGAAGCGTTGCTGCTCCTCTCTTGATTGGATATTATTGATCTTCTTGCCAATGTGCCTAGATAGCATTGATAACCCATACTGCCCAGCATTCAATTCCATCGACACTACCCCGATCTTGTGCGGGCTGTTGAAAATCCAATGATAAATCATCGTATCAACCCATGTCGTCTTACCGGTCCCTGACCCAGATGCCAAGTTAACGATCTTTCCGAGTGAGATGCCTCCCGCAGTCAGTTCGTTTAGCTCCTTCATAAACGGCGGGAAGGGGATTTTCTCCGAACTCACCTCATCCCGCAGGCGTTTACCAAGGTCGCCACTACCGACAATCCCGGCTGGTACATGCTGCTTTGCATTCCAAAAGTCCTGAATGAAGTCCCTCTCTTTTCCAGCCTTAACGTAGTCATCAGCGTCTTTGAAGCGCATAGACATTATATAGGCTCGACCTTTTGGTAGGACTTTTGCTATCTTCTCAGCAGCCTCTTCGCCTGCTTTGTCGGCATCCATGCAGACGATGATCTTTTCAAACTGGTTGAAGAATTCGTAGCGACTTTGCACCTGCTTGTATGCGCCGCTCTCGCCGAGCGTGGAGCAAACGACAGCAGGTGGTTCAAATTCAGACTTCCCTCGACGTTCGAGGTCGTCCTTGAGCATCTGGTACGTGTTCAGGAGCTTGGTTTCACCCCCTACGATAATCACTGTGCGCTTCGAGTTCTTGAAGCGGAACTCGCCGATCATATCGCATTCCTTGCCGACCTGCCCAATCGGATTAGAAAAGTCTTTAGGGAATACGCGAGTGCGATATCCAGCTAGCTGGCCGTCTATTGTGGTCGGGAAATACTGTTTGCATGGCTCGCCAGTTTCGGCGTCGTACTCGTAGCGAACTCCGAAATACTTGTTGGTTTCGTCCCGGATTCCACGGTAGCCGTGGCCCTTCGTCCCGGTGTAGCTCTTGATTTCAGCGTTCTGTTCGTCTGTGATTTTTTCTCTGGTCATTACTTCTTGATCCTCTTCCTCTTCGGCATCCCACCCCATCTTAGCCATGTGCTCATCTGAAGGGATAGTGAAATTGCAAGACCAGCAAAAGGCGCCGTTACCGGCGCCATATACATGCATATTGTTACCAGCGTTATCGCGGCCGTTACGTCGGCATCGCGGGCATGCTGTTTTATGGGCATAGCTCGTGTCAATCCCGTATTTCTCTGCTGGTGTCGTCATCAGGTCACGCCAGTGAAATCAAACGCTTCGTAGCGAGGCGTCGCTGGCGAGTCCAGCAAAGCTCCCGCAGAACGTCCTTGTCCAGTTTTTGATCTTTGCCCATCACCTTCAATTCTTCACGAATTGCTTTGGTCACTTGGTACTGGCTAAGAAACTTGAACAGTAGGTAGTCTTGCTCACGTACAGAGATGGAGTTTGCACGCTGCGCAATTCGAGATTGGACACTGGAAATCAGTTTGTTGAGGGACATCGCCATCTTGTAAGTTCCTTTCTGGTTGTTTCTGAGCCGAAGCCGCTATTGTATGCGGCTTCGGCAAGTTGTCAAGATTTACTTGGTGTTGATGATGCCCTTGTGTCTTGCAGTGTATTCAGCACCAGTCGAGTTTAAGGCATCTAGCTTGGCGAGTCTGAACTTAACGGTAAGATCAAAAGCACTATCTCCGTGTCTTAGCATAGAAAACGCCTTCTCTTTGACCTTTCCGCCTTCCATCCACGTCGCTACCCAATAGCTGAATGTCTTTCCGCTTGGGATTTCCCTGACTTTATTGTGGACGCCTTTTACTCCGGATGTGTTATCACATCTTACACCCGTATTGTGAGTATTTACTACTTGAGGGACGCAACGCAAATTTTCTATTTTGTTGTCACTTTTAACGCCATTTATATGATCTACAGTTAAGTTGTTTGGTATGCCTCTATTATTAAGGCAGAAGACAACCCTATGAGCCATAACGTCTTGGCCTGCAATAGTGACTTTATAGTACCCACTTGTCTTACACAGATAACCAGCCGGTTGGCCTGTCATATGGCGAAGGCAAGAGGTACTCGTCTCGTCGTAGTAAAATTTCCCACTAGCTTTTTCGTAGTCTATCTCAATCATTTACGGGTGTCAACAATACCTCGGAAGTCGTAGGGCACAACGATTGCTTGGACCTTGCCAGCAGCGATACCTTCCGCAATCTTCATCTGTGCCGCTGCCTGCATGTATTGGATCGCGCCAGTATTGGCATTCAGGGCAGCGATTCGCCGGCTCTCGGCCTCTGCCGTGCGAACTTCGACTTCCTTTTGCAGCAGGCCGTTCTTGGCGCGCACAAGCTCGTTTGCGCTTGCAACGATGGAATCTGCCGGGACAACGCCACGGATTTGAACACGAGAAATCGTGATCGAGTTGCCAAGACCTTCGGCTTGCAGCGTTGCGTTGATGATCGCCTTGATTTGCGTCTCCATCGCCTCGCGATTGTCGTTCATCGTCAGGGCCTCGTACTCTCGCGCAGACTTGTACGCGGCGTTTCGGGCCGTCTGGGTGACGTAATTGTACATCAAGTAGATGTCGCCGTTCGCTTCAGCGTGAAAGCTACGGCTCTTCGAGCTGTACAGTTCCGCGACCTGACTTTGATTGATGCTGTAGATGACAGACAGGTCAAAGTCCTTCATCGTGCTGTTGTCTTTTGCAATCGGGGTCATGTTCTCGATGACAGCCGACACGTCCTTGATTGGGAACGTGATGATCGATCCCACCAAGGTTTGGTTGAAGCTGCCTGGCAGTAGCTCGCCCTGCTTGATTTGCTTGTCATAGCCAATACGCACACCGACTTCGCCGGTTTCGATTCGAGTGCATCCAGCGGACATGATTGCCAAGGCAGCGATTGCGGTAGCAGCGAAAAACTTCTTCATTGACTTTCTCCTTGTACTGGTTAGAAACAAATGACAATCGCTGCCAGTGCAGCGGTTGCCACAGATGCGGTGAGAAGGGCGACTAGCGCCCATTTTGCAAAGCTCAGCTTCTGTTTGAAAGTTGAACTACGCAACGCAGTGTAGCACAGAAACGAGAGAAGCCAAGTTATTACGAAAACGCCAATAAGTCTTAGCAACTCACCACCTCAAATGCTGCACCAATTTGTGATGCGATAAGTTTTGCAAGTTCGACGTGTTCCTTCTGCGTAACGCCGTCTTCTGTGCGTACTTCTAGGTAATGCATCCATGACCGGATAGTGCCATTCACGTACAGCCTACTCATCGTAAGACCTTCTGGCAGAATTACGCGCGCGACTTCTTTGGCTAGCCCGTTGTTTATAGCCCACTCATAATGAGTTTTTACGGCAGCCAGGAGTTCGCGTTGTCGTCGTTCCCACTCACTTTTCAGTCCGTGAGCGTCTTCTCCAAAAGTTTCAAGACTGTTTTGGCGGTTCTTTACGTCTTGAAGACGAAGCTCTCGTAGGCAGAAAGTCGCCTCAAGGTCACGCACATCAGCATATCGTTGGCTAAACTCCTGAAAAGAGAAGCTCCGGTGGCGTAAAAGTTGTCGTGCAATGTCACGCGGGGCTTCAACTTCGACGACAGCATTTGCCATTTCAAATGGAGACCAGTGCTTGTGCTTCTTAAGATATGCAACAAGCTTTTTCGCAGTGTCCATATTGAACTGGTTGCTTGGATTACTCACCCGAGCACAGTATGAAATTAGTTCAGAAGCATCATGAATACCTGTAACGACGGGTGCAGTGACAGCGATTAGTTTTGCATTCAGCATTAAAATTCTCCTTGTAAAGTCAACCGCCTTTATAACGGTAATCTCGTTCCTTACAGAACGTCAGTTTCCCTATTGGCTTGCAAGCCATGTTAACTGCCCAGTAAGGCTTCCTACCACTGTAGAAGAACTTGAAGTTCTTGTACTTGAGAACCAGCCTGTGAGACAGTGCAGAGTGTAGCAGCTTTTTCTGCGCAGAGTCAAACTTTTTTATGCCGTTGCGCCTGTACCACGAGAACTGGTGCTTCTCCGCCACAACCTGACAGTAAGTCTGCCCAGATTCTACGGCTCTATTGACGATCACGTCAATGACTGCACGCTGAGCCCCGAGGGGCTCTCCACGGGCCTCATAGTAAACAGCAGACGCCAGACACTTCTCGTGGCGCTCTGGAATTGCCTCTGCAAACGTCGGCATGTAGAGCACGCATGCTGCCACTATAACAGACTTCACTGACAATGCGAAAGCCCTGCGACAATAGCGGCGAAACTTACTACCGCTGCGAGAACTGTAACGATAACTGCGCGCATTTTTCATACTTTCTTCACGTTCGCCAGCCATTGAAGTACAGGTCATGCATCCTTTGCTTCGACTTGGCTGGAATTCTAGGGTACGGCATCCAAGAGACAAAGTGCTTTTCGTCTCCGCGCTTCCATGTAACTTCGCAAAGTTTACCACCGATGCTGATGGCGAGCAAGTTGTTTCCTATCGGTGGCGGGTAGTCGATGATGTCCATCATTTCTGGAGCCTTTACAACAGGCCGCTTAAGTTCTTCAGTGTTCACGAAACCTCCAAATGAAAATGGGGCCTTTCGGCCCCAGTTGTTAGTGGTGAGCAACCTCTGTCGAGGTATGTAGTTGACAGATTTACTCGGACATATCCTCTTCAGCACGGATGCAGAGGAAGGTCGGCTAGTCGTCAAGGCCCACTGTAAAGCTCATCAACGCCTCGTAGGCCCTCGGGTCAATCTCGCTCTTGTATTTCTCTGCCATACACCGTACTGTAGCCTCTTTGAGGCTCTTGTACGCAAGAAATGCCGCTGCCGCTGTGTTGAATATCCCGATGCACTTTCGCCTACCCTCCACATTGCACTGCGCCTGAAATTTCAACCCTTTACGGCTGACTCCTATCGGAAGCTCACCCCTCAGTTTGTCGTGCTTCAGTGTCAGCGCATTCAATTCGCGCGGGACAAACACGCACGTATCAGGACTGTAGCACTTGTTCCCTTTTATAAGAATATCCTTGTCGAGTTGCCACCCCACCTTATCGTAGCCGGGTTGGCGCTGACACCACCCCGTAAATAGTTGAAAGTCTTGAAATTCTGGAGACATGTAGCAACCAATATATGTTACCGACCTGCGCTGCGTACACCCGCCAGGTTTGCAGCGGTTGTTCATCGCCCTCCAACGAAGATATGCCCGAGTAAGGTGCTTCTCTCCTTCTGTCCACATCTGCTTCACCCACAAACCGTCTCGGGTAAAGTCATCTACAATCACTGTAATCACATATCCTCCTTGGCCCGAACAGTTTGGAATTGCGGGAACCTTGGCTTGTCTTTATGGCCCTTCGGGAACATCTTTCCCTTCCCGATTGCGCCGATAAATCCTGTCGGGTCGTTAAAAATTGCAATGCGCTCGCCATGTGTCAAAGCCCCTGGAGATACGTCAACAGGTGTGCCTTTCCCCATGCCGTTGAGAACTTTGCCCTCGAACACTACATCTTCGAGTAGCGTGCCGTGAATGCAGCCCACCATACCCTTGCCAATTTTGTTTTCTTTGTGGCTGCTGCGCTCGGTGTATCCAAGCTCATTAACCTTCGCCTCGTTTAAATTCTCCTGAGCCTCATCAAAACCGTCGATAGTGAACTCAAAGTCGATGAACCGCTTGATTCGCAGGTAGCTCCCGCCCTTCACAGTGGCACGCCCGGATTTGTGCTTGCCATTGGGGTCGCGGATGATTACGCCCTCAAAGCCGTCGTCCAGGCACAATTGCTCAAAAGCAAGAAGCTCCTCAGTGGAGTGTGCCAGTTTGTATGGTACAACCGAGATGCTGGCTGGGAACTCTTGCATTTGCCCTACCTTGGCCTGCGCCGCTGCAATGCGTTCGGCATATGGCAGGCCAATCACCTCGTCGGCCAAGTAGTCGAAGATATACCAGACAAGCTCTTCGCTTTCCGTCGGTTTGCCGGGCTTTGGAGACTTGCGAGTCACGAAGCCCGTTGTGTCGCTGCATAGGGTCGCAGATGTCCAGTTACCAAGCGCCAGTTCTCCATCAAAGCCCATGAATTGCGGACCTGAAAATCGGCGCGTCACGAAGCCATTTTTGAAAGCCTTCAGAGAGCGTCCAGTCAAGTTCCCGTCAAGATTGATGCCACGTACACCGTCGATCTTCGGGGACACGATTACGGGAAACTTGAGCTTGTCCTGTTCAAAGTCACAGGCTAGCTGGGGGCGTATTTCAGGCTTGAGCTGGGAAGCTGTCATGTATCTTTCTCCTCTTAGTTGCTAAGACTGAGAGTCTACCGCACTCACGCCGGGCTGTCAAGCGCCTAGGGCGCCCATTTGCACAAGAACGGCAGTATTCAGAGCCGTTTAAACGGGCTACAAGCCCTGGTTGGTACCACATGGCTACCATGGCATAGCTTGGGCTGTTTAAAGCGCTCTATGGCTCTTTTAGAGCGTTCTAGGGTTGTTGGCACCGACGGTGCAAGCAGCCCAAAGCGTTGTTCCAGTATTCGCACTAACCAGCGCCCTAGGCGCCAACGACTGAGGTTTCCGGCGTGCGGCTTGTCCGCCACTCGCTCGCCGGTACGGCCATGAGCTAAAGCATGAGTCTACGTAGTAGACGAATAGCTTTAGCTACTTAGACAATACTTAGGCAAGATATATAATATATATAATATATAATATATATATATATATAGCACAGTCCGAGAACTTTGTCAATAGTTGTGTTGCTTTTTAGGCACACCTACATTGGTGTCAAAAATCTCTTGACGAAGATGCCAAAGTGAAGCACAATCTGTTATCAA